CGGTGGCGTGCTCTTCATCAAGCGCTACCAGTACAAGGTCTATGGCCTTGCCTTCGCTCTGACGAAGGTTCTTGTCGAGGACGGTGATCACATCCGTATCGGCCAGACCTACGCCAAGCATCTTGCCCAGTCTCTGGTCGAGACGAAGGAGACGCTGGCTGCGAACGTGCTTAACCGTGCGTTCAACGGCGCCTACGCGGGCGGTGACGGCAAGTCTCTTGTCGCGACCGACCACCCCATCATCAACGGGACGTTCTCGAACCAGCTCTCGACCGCCGCCGCGCTGTCGCAGACCTCGCTCGAGCAGATCCTCATTCAGGTCCGCAACGCTGTTGACAACAACGGCAAGCGCATCCGTCTGAACCCGACGAAGCTGGTGGTCTCGCCTTCCAACGTGTTCCAGGCTGAGGTTCTCCTCAAGTCTGTGCTGCGCGCTGGCACCGGCAACAACGACATCAACCCGGTGAAGTCGATGGGGCTTCTGGACGGTGGCCAGGCCAACCTGTCCCGTCTGACCTCCACCACTGCCTGGTGGGTCCAGACCGACGCTCCCGAGGGCCTCAAGCTCATGATGCGTCGTAACCTCGAGAAGAGCATGGAAGGCGACTTCGAAACCGACTCCATGCGCTTCAAGTCTACCGAGCGTTATGACCTTGGCTGGACTGACCCGCGCGCGGTGTTCGGAACTCCCGGCGTCTAATACAAGAGAGGGGGCGGCTAGTCCGCCCCTTCTTTTTATGCAATAATGCAACTTCCGAAACGGTCTAGCTTTTCAAGGAGAAGACCATGCCCCAGTATAGTGATGATCTCTGGCTCGGTGGAGCCAACGGCCCGCAGTCTCAAGGCTGGGCTGGCCCCGGTCAGGTGTATGAAGGTGTCGGCCCCCTCGGTCGCGTCTACATCTACGACATCGTGCCTGCTGCGATTTCTGCCACTGCCGTCTGCGCCGCTCAGGCTGTCGCGGCTGCTGGCAATGCCACCATCAACGGTGGTAGCGCTACTGGTGGCGTCGCCACCTTCAACTGCGCCCGCAACGTCTCCATCGTTTCGTCCAGCGCGAGCGACACCGCCCAGACCGTAACCGTCACCGGCACGGATTTGTGGGGTCAGGCTCAGACTGCCTTGCTGACGATCAACGGCACCACGACCGTGAACAGCACGAAGACATTCAAGACCATCACCCGCGTGGCGGTGTCTGGTGTGTTTGTTGGCAACCTGTCGGTTGGCATGGGCGACACCTTTGGTCTCCCCTACCGTGTTACGGATGCTGGTTACCTGCTCCGCACTGGTTGGGCTGGCGCCGTTGCTGACAATGCTGGCACGTTCACTGCGGCTGACACCACCTCGCCCGCAACCAACGCGACCGGCGACGTGCGTGGCACCTTCTTGCCTGCATCCACGGCCTCCAACGGCACTCGCCGTCTTGTGATCGCCATCGGCCTCACCGCGATTGCGGCTGGTCCTGATGCGACGCAGGTTGGCGCCATCGGCGTCATCCCCGCCTAATGACTCGAGGGGGCGCAAGCCCCCTCACTTCTCTAGGAGGGCTACATGGTCGATACAGTTGCGACACAGACGCTGCTTGATGGCGAGCGGCTTGTTATCCAGAAATTTACCAATATCTCTGACGGCACGGGCGAGACTGCGGTCAACAAGGTGATCGTGGCCAATCTTGCGCCTAACTTTCAGGGTGTTGCCTGCACGGGCGTCAAGATCAACAAGATCTGGGCCACCACTCACGGCATGGAAGTCCGCATTCTCTGGGATGCAACGACCGACTTGCTGACGTGGATGTTGCCGCAGAACACGAACTATTTCATGGACTTTGAAGGTTTTGGCGGTCTCACCAACAACGCTGCTCCGACGAAGACGGGAAATATCGCGTTCACAACCTCTGACGCTTCGGCTGGTGACATGTACAGCATCGTCCTTGAGTGCATCAAAACATACGGGTGATCCATGGGTCGCTGGTGCATGGGAAAAGGTGGCGCTACGCCTGTCTATAGTGACGGCGGCGCCTGGACGCGCGCTGAAGGGAAGAACCCCGAAGGCGGTCTTAACGCAAAGGGGCGTGCGTCCCTTCGTGCTCAGGGCCACGACATCAAGCCTCCCGTGAGCGCCAAGCAGGCTGCGCATAGTGAGGTTGCTGCCGGGCGCCGCAAATCATTCTGTGCTAGAATGTCTGGGATGCCTGGCCCTATGAAAGATGACAAGGGGAGGCCGACACGCAAGGCGCTTTCTCTCAGGAAATGGGACTGCAACTAATGGCTCATGGCCCACACTATGGCGAGTTCTCCTTTTCGAAGGATGCTGGTTTTAGCGGCTCTGCTGATGGCTATGCCCGTGGAGGCAAGGTCAAGCCATTCTGGGACAAGGCCGCACCTGCCGGAGAGCCAAAGCACCTCTCCAAAAAGCAGAAGTCATCTGCAAAGGCTCGAGCCGCTGCCGCTGGCCGCCCCTACCCTAATCTCGTCGATAACGCAGCCGCCAGTCGGCGCAAGGAGAAATGACATGGCGATTCGTTACGTCAAGGACTTTGAGTTTCCCAGCGCTGCTGGTTTCACTGCCAGCTCGCCCAGCAAGGTAACTGGTCCAATGTTCGCCAAGGGCGGCCAGGCTAAGATGCCCAAGGCGCCCGGTCTCATGGTCCTGATTGGTGTCGGCAAGAAGTCGCCGATGAAGAAGGCTGAGGGTGGCGATGTGGATCGCGAGGGAATGTCCCGCATGGCTGGCGACGCCGCTGCTGCTGAGTACGCCGATCAGACCATGGCGCCCCGCGCCAAGATGACCGAGGCTCAGCGCATGAAGGCCCTTCAGATGGCCAAACGCCGCCAGATGCAGTCTGGTGAAGATACGCGCGTGAATGACGTGCCCCCGAGCGTTAACTACAGCTCTGACCAGATGGATCGCGCTGAGCGCGGCTACAAAAAGGGCGGCAAGGTCGCCAAGGTCATGCACGAATTTGGCGAGGGCAAGCTGCACTCCGGTTCCAAGAAGGGGCCGAAGGTTACGAATCCCAAGCAGGCTGTCGCCATCGCTTTGAGCGAGCAGCGCGCTGCCAAGAAGTCTCGCGGCGGTGTCCAGTACATCGACAAGGGCAAGGACACCTCGGTGTCCACGAAGGACATCAAGAGCGGCAAGATCCCGCAGTCCACCGATGAAGACTTCTACGGCAAGGCAAAGGAGATGCCCATGCCTCCTCGTCGCCCGTCGATGCTCAAGAAAGGTGGCATGGCTGAGAAGTGGGAAGGTTCCGCCAAGGACGAGGCCCAGGATCGCAAGCTCGCCAAGAAGCATGGCATGAGCATGGATAAGTGGGAATCGTCCAAGATGGACGAGAAGCACGACCGCCAGCAGTCCATGAAGGGTCTGAAGATGGGCGGCCCCGCTGTCCAGATGGCGAAGTCAAACGCTATTGAGGCGTCCCTCAAAGGCCAGAAGAAGACCCCCTACGCTGATGGCGGCATGGCAATGCCTTCGCCCCTCCAGCAGATGGCCGCCCGCCCCCGTGGCGTTCCTGTGGCCCCGCAGGGTCCGATGATTGCCCAGCAGGCGGCGCCTGCCGCCAACGCCCCTCGCATCGGCGTGGGTCGCTCGCGCATGGGCAAGCCGAACGTCGGCGCCATCCGGGCTGCTATGGCTCGCGCTGCTACACAGGCTACGCCTGAGAATGCGCCTGGTATGATGAAGAAGGGCGGAAAGGTTAAGTGCTAAATGGCCGTCTCCGGCACCGTCTCAACGACCGTATTCCAAACCAGGAAGGTGATTGACCACGCCTTCCGGCGTTGCCGTATGCAGCCTCAACAGATCTCGTCTGAGCTGATCGACACGGCGAAGGACAACCTCTACTTACTTCTGTCGTCTCTTGGCAGCCAGGGTGTGCCCCTTTGGTGCATTGAGAGGGAGATCCTGCCCCTCTATCTGGGCCAAGCTGCTATCGTCCCGTCAAAGGGCACGATGGACATTCTCAACTCTAACTTCCGCTGGCTGTCTCGGCAGAATGGGCCTGTGCAATACAGCACGCCGGGCGGCATTCCGCAGTATGCCTTCGACGGCGATCTCGACACGTCCTGCGCCCAGACCGGCATCAACGGCAACATCCGGATTGCCTACATCGGCGCCGACCCGGTAAATGATCCGCAGTCGCAGGTTCAGGTGACGACTGTCGGCGTGATGATGGCGACCACCGGCACGTTCAACATCGTGTTCGAATGGTCAAATGATGGCGTGACATGGACTTCAAGCCTGGCACCCGGCGCCACCTTATACACCGCTGGCAAGTGGCAGTGGTATGATATCGACGGCGCCCAGCCGGTGAACTACTTCCGCATGCGCGAGACGGGCGGCAATACGCTGAACGTCATTGAGTTCTATGCGGCAAACAACCCCACCGAGATCCCTCTCGCGCGCATGAACCGCGACGACTGGACGAACCTGCCGAACAAGACGTTTGCCGGGCGCCCATTGCAGTACTGGTTCGACCGCCAGCGTGACTACCCGGTGATGCGGATCTGGCCGGTGACTGATCCAACCAACATGTTTGGCCAGATCATCATCTGGCGCCAGCGCTACATCATGGACGTTGGCACGCTCACAGAAGAGCTTGATATCCCTCAGCGCTGGTATGAGACTGTCGTGTGGCAGCTTGCTTGGCGCTTGGCGATGGAGCTACCCGACTTTGACATGTCCCGGATCGGGCCTATCAAGGCGACGGCTGATGAAGCTTTGAAGATTGCGCAGGACGAGGAGCGGGATAACTCGCCGATCTACTTTGCTCCGAACATATCGTATTACACACGATGAGCATCTTCCTCGACCCACGCGGCAAGTCTACCTTCGGCATCGGGATCTGCGCCCGGTGCTCGAGGAAGATGTCGCTTGAGGATCTGTCTTCTGACCCCAACTACCCTGGCCTCTATGTGTGCGAGGAAGACAAGGATCAGTTTGACCCGTACCGCTTGGCGGCACGCCAGCCCGAACGAATCAACTTGTTTCATCCCCGCCCAGACACTAATATCGCGCTGAACATGTACGGCACGATCTCGCAGGACGATGACCTGTTTATCATTGGTGAAGAGGGCGAGGGCTATCTGGTCCCATGACGAACAACCCGCGCGTTCCTACAAACCTCATCCCGACGAAGATCACGCAGCTTCCGCTGGCTGATACGCCTACGGTTTCTGACACGACAATCGTTGTCCAAGGCGGGATTACCAAGCGCGCAACCCTCGGCCAGTTTATTGGGGTCATCGGCCCTACGGGGCCTACAGGCATGACTGGGCCTACAGGGCCTACGGGGGCCGCTTCTACCGTTGTGGGGCCTACGGGGGCTACTGGGGCCACCGGAGTGGGCTTGCAGGGGCCTACGGGGCCTACGGGCGTTGCGGGGCCTACGGGGCCTACGGGCGTGCAGGGAAACACGGGCGAGCAGGGGCCTACGGGCGCCGCTTCGACGACTGCTGGACCAACGGGGCCTACGGGTGGCGTATCTACAACGCCAGGCCCCACGGGGCCAACGGGCGCCACTGGGGCTGTTTCTACAACGCCTGGGCCGACTGGGCCGACGGGCGCAGCTTCGACTGTAGCAGGCCCCACCGGCCCGTCAGGCAGCGCCGGAAGCAATGGGGCCACAGGCCCGACCGGCGCGGCTTCTACCGTTGCTGGCCCGACCGGGCCTACGGGGGCGCCGGGCTACGTCGGATTGGACGGCCCGACCGGGCCTACCGGGCCTACGGGGGCGGTATCTACCACTCCCGGCCCAACCGGCCCCACCGGAGCTACTTCAACCACTCCCGGCCCGACTGGCCCGCAGGGCACCATTGGCCCCACGGGGGCCACGGGGGCGGCATCTACGGTTGCTGGCCCGACGGGGGCGACCGGCGCAAACTCAACCGTTCCCGGCCCAACCGGCCCCGGCGGCGGCGTTGGCCCCACAGGCCCCACGGGCGCTGCCTCCACGGTTGCTGGACCCACTGGACCTACGGGAAATGCCGGGGGTAGCGGCCCGACCGGCCCCACGGGCGCAACCTCAACAGTTGCAGGCCCCACAGGGCCGACTGGCCCCACTGGCGCAGATTCGACGGTTGCCGGACCCACTGGCCCCACTGGCTCTAGCGGCATTTCGGCTGGGTTGACGCTTTTTTTGGATGGCCCTACCGCAATTAGCCCGCAAAACGACGACCTTCTTGTAATTCCTAATACTGGCGCGCAGACAATCCTTTCCAGATCCACCACCACAGGCGTTGGCAGGTTAATGGGGTCATTTGTTACCCCGGTAGGAGTTCCCAATAATACATCTTTTGCTGGCGGGTTATGGACGCTTCACGCTTGGATGTCTGGCAGCACTACTGGGCTTCGGTTTTGGACTGAGGTGCAAGAAGTGGCCTCTGACGGGACAACCGTTCTGCAAACCCTTGCTACCGGCAATTATGCGTCTGGAACACTTGTGATATCGACACCTGTCGTATTGCAAGAATATGATTTGTATGTCCCGGCATCGACGCTGGCTTCTGTAAACAGCCGCATATTGTTAAATATTTACATGCAATCCAATTCAGGAACGCCTGTCGGTTATCTGTATATGCGCGACAGCACTCAGTCGCATCTTGTCACAACGATTGCCTACAATGTCGCAGGCCCGACCGGCCCCACCGGGCCTACTGGCCCAACTGGCGCGGTTTCAACTACCCCCGGCCCGACTGGCCCAACTGGCGCGGTATCGACTACCCCCGGCCCTACAGGCCCCACGGGAAGCGCAGGCGGCGCAGGAAGCACCGGCCCAACAGGCCCAACTGGCCCCACAGTTTACCCCGGCGCGGGCGTGGCGGTATCTACCGGCACCGCTTGGGGCACGTCCCTGCCGGCACCGTCTGGCGCATTGGTTGGTACGACTGACACGCAGACGCTGACAAACAAGTGGATTCAGCCCCGTGTGCTTGCCAGCACTGCCAACAGCGCCACGCCAACGCTGAACACCGACAATTATGATATTATGGTCATCACAGGGCAGTCTGTTGCCATAACATCTTTCTCAACGTCTGCCGCTTCGCCTGCGGGCAACTTGAGTGGCACACCAGTCAATGGCCAAAAATTGTGGATTTCCATCACGGGAACAGCATCAATTAGTATAACGTGGGGCTCGTCATTTGAAGCGTCAACAACGCCGCTTCCCACGACAACGGTGACGACAACTCGCCTTGATGTTGGTTTTGTTTGGAATGCCGCCACAAGCAAATGGCGCTGCGTAGCATCAGCCTAAAAGGAGAGAGTGATGCCTATCAAGGTTTTGGAAGACGGCCGCATCGCGGATGAGTTTGAGATTGGCGAACAGCCGCACGTCCTGCGGGATGCGCTGGTCATGCGTGTAAGCGATTACGACTCCTTCACCCCTGATGAGATCGCAGCCATGAAACAGGCGCGTTATGAAAAGTGGATCGCCATCATCACAGCTCCGCCAGTCGAAGCGCCGGTTGAAGAAGCCCCCGCTGACCCGGCGGTGTAACGATGGCTGATCGTTACTGGGTTGGCGTAACCACTGCGGCGTGGAATGTAATCACCAGTTGGTCGGCAACATCTGGGGGATTGCCCGGCGCATCCGTGCCAACTACGACCGATAACGCGATCTTTGACCGCGCCACGACCTACACGGTCACTTGCACCGGCAACCTATCTCTCATCAATTTCACGGTGTCTGCGGGGACGGTGACATTCACCAGCACGGGGACGTTGACGGTTTCCGGCAACTTCTCGCTGTCTACTAGCACTGTTTGGAACGCAACCGGCCTCATCTCTTTTACCGGCACCGCCGCAAGGACGATCACCACTAGCGGCACAACCATTGGCGCGTCGGTCACCTTTTCAGGCGTCAGTGGCGTTTTCCAGCTTCAAGACGCCTTCACTATGGCGTCTACCCAAACACTTACGATTCAGAATGGCC